CCTGGGAAGAACGACGACGCCTGTGTCTCAGCCATGATTGCAACCGCAGTCGCCCACTACACCCCTGGTGGCATGACCAAAATCAATGCCACAGAGGTGGATATGGAGAAGGCCCTAGACCACAACAAGTGGTCAGACGATGACTGGGATACCTACGAGCAGAGCCAGTCTTCTATGCGGAGGATGCTGTCTGGGAGGAGACGCCAGTAAGGCCATAGACTCCCCAGCCAGTCTTGGTGATGCGGCCTGGGTCTTTGTAGACAACATCGTGGACAGCCTTGGTGGTTAGGCCAGTGGCTTCGATGATGTCCTTGAGTCGCATCTCTCCCTTTTCGGTGAGCAGAGACTCAATGGCAGCACGGGCAATGTCCCGGTCAGAGGTGGTGACTGCGCCCTTCTTCTTCTCGAAGGTGCCACGGTAGTCGCCATCATCTGCGATTGTGCTACCAGCAACAGCAAGCTGTCGGTCTCGCTCTTGCTTTGTGTAGTAGCTCTTGCCCTTAAGCTCTGGGCTCGCAGTTCGCCCCCAGGTCCCACGGACTGTCAGGTCAGCAGGGGCAGAGGTGAAAGCACGCTTCGCTCCCATTCGGCCACAGTGCTGGCACCACACATCTCTGAAGTTGTCCTTGCGGCTTCGTTCGTAGATGTCAGGCTTTGTGTGCCAATCAAAAACACGCCCGCACAGGTCGTGCGTGCATTTCATGTCGTAGATACGCATTTAATCCCCTTAGTTTTGGAATCGACCCATGACAGCTTCTGCGCTGCCAGGGGCAACTTCCCGTGGCCCGGTTCCAGCAAGAGGCTGGCCTACCGCATTCATACCAGTATCTTCTACGCCCTGAGTCTGGGGCTCTTCTGCCGCTTGTCCAGCAGCGCCAGCAGAAACAGCAGCGTTCTGTAGCTGAGAGAGCGGACCAACGAGGGCTCGCTTGTCTTGTCGCCAGACCCTGAAGGCTTGATCCATAAAGTTCTGGATTGCATCTGGCGGAAGGACACCGCCTTGCACCAGGGGAGCAAGCGTCCCCGTGACTCCCTGGATGGTCTGCAACAGACCCATGAAGGCACGCTGCTCTTCAGCAGGGTCAGTCGGAATCGTAGAGCCAGCCTGGATGTTTACGTCGTACATGCCCTGGATGTCAGAGGCAGTGAAGGAGATGAACTCGTCTTCTCCCATGTCCCCGTCAATCCGCAGGTAGCGAACCTCATCGAAGTACTGGCGCATGATGGAAAGAACCTTGCGCGCAATGTTTGCGATGAACTTCTCAGTGCCTTCAAGGCGCATCCCTACGCGACCCTTGGTAGCAGCGGAAGCAATGGCGACCTCAGTTGCCGTTGTTCCCTTACGGCTTGCGCCACCACGCTGGAAGGAGTCAATGCCTGAAATCTCGTACATAAGACGAGCAAGCCCCTGAAGCACCATAGGGGTAGTGCTAGGAGGCGGGGCTTCTGGAAGAAGCATCAGGGCATCTTGAATTCGAGCAACGCTGGCAGGAATCTCTGCGACAGACATGTCTTCTTCAGACTCAAGAAGTCCAGCAAGCTGCCCAGACTCCAAAGCTCCAGGAGCAGCAACGAACTTACGGCGGGAGGAAAGCCGGTGGTGCCGAAGGATGTAGGCCCACTCATCGTTAAGGCGCTGAGCGATGTCCTTGATGGAGTAGAGGTCAGCAACCTTAGTGCTGTAGAAGTTGTTGGGCACATCCACGAAGCGCAAGACCTCGTAGGGGTAGCCCTTCATCTCGATGGGGTCAGGGATGTGCCGAAGGATTGCGTCCTTCGCATCGCCGGTCCCTGGGTTCTTCAGCATCCACATGACGTAACGGCGAAGGCCGTCGCCTGCGTCAGCCCAGTACCGAAGCTCGTAGAGCGTGACGTACTCAGGCTCAATCTCTGGCTGTCCTGTGTTGTTGTTTGAGCTAAAGCCAGTGAGGGTCGTGGGGATTGCTTCTTCAAGCCAGGAGTCAGGCTTTACGTCAGCAGGCACGTTGAACCTGTCGTCGTTCCTCAGGTCATCGAGTCGAACAATCATTCGCTCGCAGACCCAGGGGCACTGTTTAAGCTCTGTGTAGCCGGGGGGGATAAGGAGGTCCCAGGGGCACACGCGGGTGTAGGTGGGGTTGTCGTCAGGGGTTTCCTCAAACGACATCATGTCGTCAGCCATCATGGCTCGAAGCTGACGCCGCTGCTCTGGCGTTAGCCCCCCTTCTTCCGTGTCTCCTGGCAGGGGCTTTTCTGGGCCGCTGTCGTAGTCTTCTTCTGTGTAGAAAGACCCGCTTCCTTCGTAGCCGACTTTGGCGACTCCGATGCCAAACAAGATCGTATCCAGAACAACGCTGCGAGTTGTCCGGTTTCCATCAATCTCTCTCCAAATGTAGTTAAGGGCTGTCTCGGCAACGCGAGCAGACTCTTTGTCGCCAGGGCGACGAGGCTTAACATAGATGTAGGGATTGGCGGAAATTACGCCGGGGATAATGGTGTTCGCATTAGCCAGGAGAAAGTTGAAGTTGACCTCTTGGCCCTCGTCAAAATGCAATCCTTCTGGGTTGTCTGCGGTTTCAGCAGCGTAAGCGTGCTGTACGGATCGCCAAATCGGGAGGTGATTTTCCTCAAGAAGCCTCTCGGACTCCTCGATCTTTTCGATCCAGTCTGAGATTTCGGAAGAGGAGAATTCAATTTTAATATTTTCGTTTGGCATGGTTCCGATGGTACTTGACAAAAGTTTCTGGTTAAACTCATATCCAATTAACGCAAAACGCGTTTGGAGGAACCATGACAGCAGAGACGCCCATCGACAACTTTGAAGAGACCCTCGAAGAGGATAACTCTGAAGAGATCGGTAGTGAGGTTGAAGATGCCTATGGTGAAGAAGAGTATCTAGCTGAGGCAGACGACGAACTTGAAGAACAGGCTGATGAGTCTTTTTGGGGTGGAAACCCTGAAGAACTCCCCGATGAACTGAAGTCTTCCTACAAGGGTATGCAGGCTGCGTTTACTAAGCGTATGCAGCGCCTGTCCGCTCTTGAGAATAAGTACTTCGAGTCCATCGACGCCGCGAATGCTGCCGTGCTTGCACGTCAGGAGTCGCAGCAGCCTGTTCAAGAGGAGATGGAGGAGGATTCTCCCCCTGACCTCTCTCAAGGAGCCAAGCCTGAGGATGTGATTTCGTATTACGTCCAGAAGGAGGTTCAGCGCCGTCTTGAGGCTTCCGGGATTAAGGACCTCGCTCAGGAGATGCAACCCGTCGCGCATCGAGAACGAGTTACTGGAGCTTACCGAGAGTTTGCTTCTAGTAATCCGAAGCTCGACCACCAGAAGCTTGCTCCGCTTACTGGTCAGGTGATTGACAATGACCCTGAACTAAGTGAGTTGGCTCAAGTCAACCCTACTGCTGCCATTCGTCTCGCTGCGCGTGTTGCTCAGGCTGAGATGAGGGCGGTTGCAACCAAACAAAAGAGCCGAAAGCGTCGGCAAGCTGCCCCTGTAGCTGCTCGTAGTGGAACTGTTGTTAAGCCTCGTCGTGAGTCGATGCTTGATGCAGCTACGCGAGCACTCAAGGAAGCTGGCCTGAACCCTGAAGGCTTTTAGGCAAAGGATGAGTCGTGGCTAACCCTACCGCTACTATTACATTTAACCGGGTCTACTCGACCACCGCCGCTGCTGAGCGGTCTACGGTGGCGATGGAGATCGTCCAGGCTAACCCCCTCCTCTGGCACATGTACCGCCAGGGCGCGATTGTCTACGAGGGAGGCACTGAGTGCCGTGTCCCCGTGGTCCTTACCGAGTCGCAGAACATTGGTGCCATTGGTACCTACGAGACCTTCTCGACCACCGCTGAGGATGGCCCGACGAAGGCTCGCTTCCCGAACTGGTACAAGAACCGCGCTTCGATGGTGATTGACAACACTGAGCTTGCCCAGAACCGTGGCAAGTACCAGATTGTCAACCTGCTCAACGCGAAGATGGCGATCTCGAAGATCAGCATGATCAACGACCTGTCCCGCCAGCTTTATGCTGATGGCGGTGCAGAGACCGCTACCGCTGGAGCGAACGCAAAAGAGGTCAACGGCCTTCAGTCGATGATTGACTTTGACACCCCCGCACAGCAGGCTCTCGGCGCTCGCACTGTCGGTGGAATCGCCAAGGCTGACTACGCTAACTGGCGTAACCAGTTCGGCGCGATTACTGCTTTCGGGACTGACGGCCTGGACGTTTGGGAAGAGGTCTACATGGACTGCTCGAAGAAGGGCACCCACCCGGACATCATCCTGACGGACCCCACGGTCTACCGCTTCTTCAAGCGTCTCGTCGCTCCCAACCAGGAAGAGCGTGACGTTGCGATGTGGAACCAGGGCTTTGAGAACCTGCTCTTCAACGGAACTCCGGTTGTCCCGGACGAGGAGCTTTCCGGCACCGGAAAGACCTTCTTCCTGACCACCAGTGGCCGTCGCGGAGTCACCGACTTCAACCTGAAGCCGGAATTCTTCGAGACCCCCGGAAAGAACCCGATGGCTCAGGGCAAGGGGACGGGCATTGGCCTTCAGCTTGGCATCCTGTCTTCGGATGACTTCCGCCAGACTGAGTTCATGACGCCGCCTAACAGTGACGTTATCCTCAGCCACACCTATTTCACGTCGATGCTTGTCTGCTCTTCGCTGGCCCGTCAGGGTTGCACGAAGTTCAGCGGCACCGTCCAGTTCTAAGCGGATAAAGGAGACTATAAAATGTCTGGAACTATGTTTGGTGGTTCAGCTTTCGCGCTGGACATTGGTGTTAAGAACGATACTGGTGCTGCTGTTAGCGCTGGCGACATCCTTATGGTTGACGCTCGTGCAGACACTGACGATGGATACTTGGCGGTTAAGCCTGAGACTGCTGGCACCGAGATCGGGCCGTTCACCATGCAGGGCGTTGTCCTTGCTCCTGATGGCCTTGAGATTGCAAACGGAGACGGTTGCATCATCCGAGTCCTTGGTGTCGCTCGTGCAAAGGTCAAGACCGGCGCGACCGTGACGGCTGGGCAGCTTGGTCGTGCAGAAGATGGAACGGGCGTCCTGCTCGCTTCTACGGCTGTTTCCAACGTGTCTGGCTATAACGAGATCAACTACGTTTCTAAGTTCATCATTCTTGAGACTGTCACCGGAGCGACGGCTACGCCTGACGCTAAGGTGCTTGTCCGAGGCATCTAGAAACGTGTGTTGGCGGGGGGCTTCGGCCCCCTGCCTTACGCAACTAGGAGATTATTATGGCTGTTACCAATTACGCTTCCGAATCTGGAAGTGCAATACATCGTTCTGGTCAAAATTTAGGTAGTGGTGACGTTAGGTCACTATATCTAAAATTGTATGCTGGCGAGGTTCTTACTGCTTTTCAGTCTAAGAATATTATGATGCCTTTGCATCGTGTGCGTACTATCTCAAAAGGAAAGTCTGCACAATTTCCGATGACAGGAAAGTACCGAGATGCTTCCTACCATACTCCGGGGGCAGAAATTCTGCCATCTGCGTCAAAGCAGAGTGAACGAATTGTAACCATTGATGACTTGCTCATTAATGCACAGTTCATTCCAAACATTGACGAAGCAATGCAACACTTTGACATTCGCTCCGTCTACACTCAAGAAGCTGGTTTTGCTTTGTCAAAAGTAGCTGATGAGAACATTTTACGTATGGCAATCAAAGCTGCCTTATGTGAAAACAGTACAATTGCGGCTGTATCTGGTATGATCCAGGATTACGCAGGTGCATTTGCTGACGAGGATTTTACTGGAAACGTAACTATCGGATCTCAAGCATCTGATCAACGTGATCCAAAGTTAATTGCTCAAGCAATTATCGATGCTAAGAGAGTATTCGATACCAACTTTGTTCCAGGTGATCCTTTTGTGGTTATGAACACTGACATGTACTATGACTTGTTCAAGGTGACAGGATCTGATAACCTTAATGACCTCGCTATCTTCAATAGAGATATTGGAGGAGGAGGAAGTGTTGCCGCTGGGCAGGTACCTACTATTATGGGTATGCCTATTTACGTGACACCACACTTAGGT